GTTCTCCACCTGTTTCGTTAATTCTATCGCCTTCTTAGCGAGAAGCATTCTGATTTTGTCATTTTTCGTAACAACCTTCTTCTTCTCAACTTTCTCAGGCGCCGCTTCTGCCTCAGATTCGAGCGCAGCAATTTCTTTCTCAATGTCATCTTCCTGTATCGCCTCCCCTGTTCCTACCTCACCATCCGAATCGCCAGGCAGTGCGTCTGATGACGCTATTTCTTGTTCATCATCTCTTTCTTTCTCAAAGGGGTTCACCTCTTCCTCTTCATTATTTTCTTCTGATTCACGTTCTAGTTCGGCAATCTCTCTTTCGATATCATCTTCCATTGCCATCATATCACCCTGTGTCTGTTCGTATTCTGCATTTACAGTTTCTTCTGCTGGTGGTATTTCTGTTACGACAACAACTGGAACTTCTGGGATTATGATATTTAAGTCTATCTCTGGGGTTGCAAGAGCGTCTGCAATAGGGTCAACTGTTGTACCATCATCAAGAATTTCTTCCAGTGCAGCAACAAAGTTTGGACAGGATGAGTCAAACTGACTATCCATCTCACACTGCTGATTAAAGAATGCCTGTTGATATCCTGTACACTGTACATCATACAGGGGGTCATAATCACACTGTTGTGTCAGATATGCGTCTGCATAACCAGTACAGGTTGGGTCATATAGAGGGTCGATACTACATTGTGCAGTCAAATGTCCAGTACATGATGAATCGTAAAGAGGGTCAAGTTTACACTGTTGGTTCAGATATGCCTGTTGATACCCTGTACACCCACTATCGTAAAGAGGATTCAAACTACACTGTTGATTATAATATGCCTGTGCGTATCCAGTACAACTTGGGTCATGTAAGGGGTTTGCAGTACATTGTTGTATAAGATATGCAGCAGCATAGCCTGGACACGAGGAATCAAATAATGGATTTGCGGTGCATTGTTGTTGAAACAAAGCATTCGCATAGCCTGGACATTGCGGGTCATGTAGAGGATTATTGTAGCAGAGATTCGCAGAATAGTTTACATATAGATGAGATTGATCTGCTCTAAACTCTGGGCCCCAATATCCTGCCTGATTAGCAATATCTTGAGCAATAACCTGTACTTCTACATTTCCAAAAAATGAAGGGTCGAGAAAGTTCGTACCGAATGTCTCTGTACCTGTTTTGGTTGTCCAGTTTGCAAAGGTATTTCCATAGTCATATTTGTAACTTTTGAATAGATTGCCGTTGGAGTCATATACATTGACAACAATCTCAAAGGGATCTACCCCACCACCGCCAGGCTGTCCAGAGAACCAGTTTGCATTACCGTTCTTGTACACCCACTCGTAATCAAATCCATCAACTTGTATACCAGCGGCAGCAAGTGCAGAGTTTATTGCGATTGTGTTTGTAAGGGTTTGTTGTGTACCACTCCAATAATAGGTATTACCGTTACCAGTTGATGAGTCATAACCGTGATGAATATCACCACCACCAGTATTTCCTGCCCAACAGTTTACGTTGTGAGTACACTGACTCACGTTACCTGTCCAACCGTTTCCTAATATTAGGATATCACCAGTTTGACCAGAGTTAGGCGTTGTAACTTGCTGTGCGTTAGAGGAGTAAGAGGAAAAGCAAAGCAGTACCGATAGTACCAGCAGCAATAGCCCCTTGTTTTTTCTGAATGTCACTCTTTGTCTCCACGATTTCTGGTTCTGGTTTCATGTGTGGATTTTCTTCCCACCCATCTGATGCAGCATCACCAATCTCGCCGAGATACGGGCATGGGGTGCCCGCCATTGTCATGGCATCAAAAGTACGTCTGTCTTGGCAAAGAACCGAAACAGCGGCGACTTTCATGCCCATGTCGTAGAGCGTTTTTGAGATTTTTAATCTCTCACAGTTCATATCTCTATACGTTTCACCAGTAGAGATACCTAAAATTTGCGTTTGTACCGCCCCAGCAACTCCTACTGTACATAAGTCAGATGATGACGAATTTACAGATGGTGAAATCGCAGAAGGTGGTGGCGAAATAACTATCGTTTTTCCAGATGTCGTAACATCGGAATTACTGTCAGTTGTTGTTTCAACAACAGTTTGTGCATTGACAACGGTAGTAAGCGAAAACAGTATTAGCACCGTAGTCAGTAATTGTTTTATCATTATAGATAAACTCCCTCTTATACTTACGACAATATTTATGGTTTGTTTAATCCTTGTCAATGGATTGACACCATAGTAATTTGACGCACATCCTTGTCAAAATATTGAATGCAAGTTTTATACCAACGTGAAAAGGGTGGAGAAAATCACTCTTCTCCACCCGCTTCTTTTACTACCTAGTCTATTCGATGTGGTGTTACGACATAAAAGACTTACTGCACATCAAGGATATTAACTACTAGTATACCTTATTCATTCGCCAACTTTTCAAAGTAAGACATCGCATCATCTTCTTCTGCATCGGCGGTTGCCATTACAGGAGCGGGTTCAGATTTGAAATCTGGTTTGAAAGGAACTTCATCTTCCTCAACCATCGCAGCAGCAGTTTTTGTTGCAACTGTTCCAGAGAGAACGGCATCCAGACGAGTCTTGAGTTCGTCATAGGACTTGAAGTTTGATGGGGCAAGAAACTCTGCAAGGGAATGTTCCTTCTTGTAGATTGCTTCCAATTCCTCATCAGTTGGTTTCAGTTGACTTGGTGCTTCAAACTCTGATTTATCATAGTTCCAATAACCGTCTACCTTACGGATTTTCAACTTGAAGTTTGCACCTTCCCACATATCAAATGGATTGATAGGTGTTTCGTCAGCAAACTCTGGTTGCATTGCTTCCATAAGTTTGTCAAAGATCTTTTTACCGAAACGGTACAGCATGACCTTACCAGTATTTTCTGGATTCATCGTATCTTCAACGACATATACATTAGCAAAGTATTGCAACTTTCGCTTCTGTTTACGAGCAATCTCTTTATCACTCTCTACACCAGAGTTCCACAGTTGCGAGTTGTACTCACTCACTGGGTCTTTCTGATTGAGTGTGGTAAGAGAATTCTCAATATACCACTGTCCAGTAGGCCCTTGGAAAGCATGATTCCATACTCGTACCCAAGGCATCTCCTCACCTTCAATTGCAGGCAGGAATCGTAGTACTGCGTACCCATTACCTGACTTGTCAACCTGTGGTTTCCAGAGCCGTTCATCCACATAGGACTTCTTTTCGGTTGTAGGCGAATCATCCTTTTGGACTTGTTGAAGTAGTTTGTCCAGACTGTTCTGGTTTCTTAGTGCTGAAATAGACATATATTTTCTCCGTATGTTTTTCGTATGTTAAAGTATTTCACGTTATTCATCATATAACAGTATTTATAATACTAGATAATTCACTGATTGTCAATAACTTTTTCAAATTAATTTCGTCATCAGTGGGAAGATTTTAGCGATCTCCAACGCACACTGTTTTGCAACTTCCATATGTTCCTTTTGAGTACCATTGGCACTTCTCAGTTCGATATAGTGAATCCATGAACGTAGTGTACCATTCATGTAAAGTCGTGTCTTAGTCAAACCTTCTGGTAAGACAGCACGTGCTTGTTCTTTTGCGATACCATTTTGAACCGCCCAATCATAAACTTCTTTTGCTTGATTGATAACACCAACCTGTTTGCGACCCCATTCTGCAATCAGTTCTTGATGCTTCACGTTATCTACAAGTGATGGGTCATTCTCAATCTCAATTGAGTTCTGACGATTCTCAGTATCCTGTAGTCTACATTCCCTCTTAGTAAATGCATCACCCATTGCTGATGGTTCTGCATACCTTTGAGAAAATTCTTGAAAACTGAAACTTCTGTGACGCACAATCTGATGTGCAATATCACGAGTTGTTTCAATCTCTATGCAAGCGCTAGCCATCTCCAATGGCGACCAATGCTTGTGTTTACATAGATATCGTATGAGTTTTTCGCTCGTTTTGTGCGATTGTTGGTTCGCTGGATTGGAGACACGGGCGCAATACGATATAAGTTCCTGTACATCGTTACCGACATATAACTCTCCTTCTGGTGGTTGTGAATAACTAATTAATCGTGCTGTTGTAAGCATATTATTTACTTCCTTATTTTCTACCATACTCTTTTCCACCTTTGTTACAAATTTCAAAACAGGCAGTTTATCTTCATGCCTAGGAAGTGTGTCCTAATTGAACCGTTTTGGTCTAGGACGATATGTACCCCGATTTGCATTTTCAGCAAGTCGTTTACTTAGGTCTTGATCCCGCTTCACAAGTTCAGCGTTCTCGTACTCTAGTGATTTCACTCGAGCGTTAGTCTCTTTCAACTTTGCACGATAGAAATCCCTTTCCCTAATAAGCTCATCTGACATCAGAAATTCTCCTTCACCGTCTTGAGCAATTGCAATCTACATTTATGCTTATCATAAGTCAAAAATGCACCATACTTGACGATTAAACGTCTATTATCAGGCCAAATTAAATCATCTTGTAGTTCCTTATCCCAATGTTTTATATAGTTCAGCAATCCCTGTAGGATTACCATCGTTTCCAGACTAATCCTCTTTGCGAGGAAGTTCTTTAATAATACAGGATGTTGCCCGTTTTTGCAAGAGAAAATTTCATCAAATTCAGATATTTGTGAAAAAACTAATGACATATCTGTAATGAAATTGTATGTCAATGATTGTTTGTTCTTAGACCATTCTAAGAAATTTTCTTCTTTGAAATCTCCTAACCACCCTTTAGGTGATTTGGCAAAGTTAGCAACAAAATATTCTAGTGTTTGTTCCTTGTATTTTCGTGCAACCCTAGCGAAAAAATATCTATCTTTTCTTTTGAGAAAAGACGCCTTGGATGCACGAGTTTTACCACCGTACTGTGTGTAGTCATAATCTGACGTAAAATGCAACTTTAGACCAAGATACATCTGATACGCTTGCCAACCTTCCATTGGATTGCTCCTTAGATGGGTAGAGTTGCTACTCTAGGCAAGAAGTTCAGTTCTCTTGCGTCTGCTTCAATTTTTTCTTTTAGTGGTTTTGATATGAGGGGAGCAACAGCATCAGGCTCCATTTGATTCTTCTCACAATAATCCAAAATTGCATCCATATATGATGTTTGTCCAAGTCCTTCTTTTACAATCTCTTCAATCTTGATTGCAAACTTCTTTGGTGTCATCACCGCTAATTCTTCTAGATTCATAATATACTCCTGTTAAGTGATGAGGGGAAGCGAAAGGAATACTCTTCCCCCCATCTTATTGAGCAGAGCCAGTGTATAAATGCTGGGTGCAAAAATGGCATTACGACTTTGTAGTTACGAACTTATAAAGTTGTTCTGCCTTCTCCATGATGTCTTGTGGGGAATACATTTTTGGTGTATACCTAGCAAAGACTTCATCTAAATCTTTTTGTTGTACCTTTGCCTGTTCCAACATTTCAAACAGTTTTGTTTGAGCAGTGTCATACTCTCTATCGAGCATATCTCTTGCAACTTGCAAAGTATCGAACCGTAGTTCAAAAGGATTTTTGTTAGACATAATATTTTCTCCTGTGTCTGTGTTGTGTGATTGTGGACTAACCGTTGATCCACACGGATGTATTAAGGCATCACCCTATTCGTGTTCACCACCAGCGCCTCTACCAAATCCACCAAAAAATTCTGGTTTACGTTTGGCAGTTTCAAATGTTGCAACAGTAACCACAATAGCACCAAGTAATAGAGTATGGATAATAAAGTTGATACCAACCCACGCCCATGTACCTGTCACCACTGTGAATACAATCACCCACATCCACGCCAGTACTTGCATAATCATATGTCTAGTACCAGTGTGTGGAATCGCACTAAGTGGATTATACTCCGAATTCATAACAGCATTCCAACTGTCTACAATAAAAGTTCTCACTGGATATACTCCTTTTTCAAACGTCACTTTCAGAGGATAGTTTGCATCAACAATATCTT